CCGACAAGGCCGCTGAAGAATCCCCCGCGATCTAAATAGTTTTCTCCTTGGCATCCGTGCCTTTAAGCCCTAGAAATAGGGCTTTTTTTCATATATAATATATCACCAACAACATCATGGAGTGCATGAATGGAAATTGAAATTGATCTTGAAAAACTACGTCAGAAAAAGCTGTTCGTAGCAACGCCAATGTATGGCGGTCAGTGTCATGGATCTTACACAAAAGCTGTAGCCGATCTAATGACTGTCTGCACAAAATATGGAATTGATGCAAAGCTATTCTTTATTTTCAACGAATCTCTAATTACTCGCGCACGAAACTATCTTGCAGATGAGTTTATTCGCAGCGACTTTGATTATCTCATGTTCATTGATAGTGATATTCATTTTGATGCGACTGACGTTCTCACGATGATGCACTATGCGGCTAACAATGAGAATATGGAAGTTCTCTGCGGTCCTTATCCAAAGAAGACTATCGCATGGGAAAAGATCAAAGCAGCAGTGGACAAGGGCTTCGCAGACAATAATCCTGGAGTGCTCGAAGAGTTCGTTGGAGACTACGTTTTCAATCCCGTAGATGGAATCAAGGAGATGCGAATTGATGAGCCGGTGCAAGTCAAGGAAGGCGGCACTGGATTCATGCTAGTTCAGCGCCCAGCATTCGCCAAGATGGATGCTGCATATCCAGAGCTACTTTATCGCCCAGACCACTTGCGAACAAAGAACTTCGACGGCGCCCGTGAGATCATGGCTTACTTCGACACGGTGATCGATCCAGTTTCGAAGCGATATCTTTCTGAAGACTACATGTTCTGTCAGTGGGCAAGGAATGCTGGATCTCAGGTCTGGATGCTACCATGGATCAAGCTAAAACACGCTGGAAGCTATATTTTCGGTGGATCACTAGCAGCCATTGCAGCGGCTGGAGTTTCTCCCACCAGCGATTCTAGAGCAGTCAAGCGATAAATGAAAGAGGAATATATTATGCAAAGTGAATTGCCAAAAACATTATCTCAAACTTTTGATAATATGGGAGCATCACATTATAACGGATGGAATGATAGTATGTTAACGACATCGAGTTTGAATCAAGGCCTTTTAGGATCAATTACTCAAACTGCAACAATCAAACCAGTCAACTACAAATATCATGAAGATGAAATTCTAGATGAGCTGAAGCGATATATTGACAGCACATATAGTCAACACTATTCAACTAACAAGTATCAAGCGACTGAGTTTATTATTGATGGCGGGCATGGCGAAGGCTTTTGCATCGGCAATATCATGAAGTATGCTCAGCGCTACGGAAAGAAAAACGGCAAGAATAAACAAGACTTGCTAAAGGTACTTCACTATGCTATAATCATGCTTCACATTCACAATGAATCTGAAAGGAAAATTACAAAATGAAATTAAGTGAATCAACTCTGACTTACTTGAAGAACTTCTCATCAATCAATTCTGGCATTGTCATTCAGTCTGGCAATACTATTCGCACAATTTCAAAGCAGCAAAACATCCTTGCTAAAGCTGAAGTTGTCGAAACGTTTGACGACAAGATTGCAATCTATGACTTGAATCGATTTCTTGCTTTGTTGAGTTCTCTTCAATCTCCAGAAATTGACATTGTGCCTGATCAGAAGTGCATCAATGTTCTGTCTGGTCAAACCAAGGCTGTCTATCGCCTCTCCGATGAATCTCTCGTCGTGACTGCACCAGCAAAAGACTTGAAAGTCACTGGCGAAGTAAAGTTCTTACTAACGAAAGACACGATGAACCAGATTGCAAAGATGGCTGGTGTGCTTGGTCTTCCTAACGTATGCGTTCGCGGCGATCGGTCTAAAGTCACTCTAAACGCGGTTGATGTCAAGAATCAAGACTCTGACATCTTCAGCATTGAAGTCGGCACTACAAAGTCTGAATTTGAAATGATCTTCTCTACGGAGAATTTCAAGATGATTCCTGGTGACTACAACGTAGAGATTTCATCTAAAGGCATCTCTCACTTCAAGCACACGAAAGAGCCTATCGAATATTGGATCGCTATCGAATCTGGTTCGACTTTCACCGAGTAAATTGAAAAAGGAGCATTACTACATCATGACGACAAATTCTGGAATTGTAATCCCATCATCTCCAGCAGACAGGCAAGCGATCAAGAATGCTCTCCAAGAAATCTCAAACTCGCTCACTCGCATCGAGGGTGAGCGAGACTTGATCAAAGATATCTTGCAGACAGTTCAAGACAATCAGAACATTCCTAAGAAGTATGTTCGCAAGCTAGCCAAGATTTTTCATAAGCAAAACTACACTGAAGTTCAACAAGAACAAGAAGACATTGATTCATTGTACGAGACTGTTGCACAATAACACGATATCTGTTATAGTGCTATTGTGATGTTATCTGCTTTGCAGATTTTTATTATGGAGTAATCAATGCTACAAGAATTCCTCTGGGTAGAAAAGTATCGACCAAAAGCGGTGCAAGACACTATCCTTCCTGATGACTTGAAGCAAACGTTTCAGACGTTTGTCGATAACAAAGAAATCCCTAATCTGATCTTGTCTGGCGGTCCTGGTGTTGGTAAGACTACCATCGCTAGGGCTATGCTAGAAGAGATCGACTGTTCATATATTGTCATCAACGGTTCTATGAACGGCAACATTGACACGCTGCGCAACGAAATCAAAAACTTTGCGTCAACTGTCTCATTCAAAGGCGGTAGAAAGTATGTCATCCTTGATGAAGCTGATTATCTCAATCCTCAATCTACGCAACCTGCGCTGCGTAATTTTATGGAAGAGTTTTCTGCTAATTGTGGTTTTATTCTTACTTGTAACTTTGTCAACCGAATCATCGCTCCATTACATTCTCGATGTTCCGTCATACAGTTCAAGATAAGCAAGAATGATAAGCCGAAGCTAGCTTCGGCGTTCTTCAAGCGAGTCGTGGGCATTCTCAAGACTGAAAATGTAGATGCTGATTCTAAAGTAGTTGCAGAATTTGTAACTAAACACTTTCCTGACTGGCGCAGAGTGCTGAATGAACTTCAGCGCTACTCTGCGACTGGCAAGATTGACGTCGGCATTCTGTCTCGCATCGGTGACGTATCAATCAAATCGTTGATTGATTCCTTGAGTGGTAAAGATTTCTCCACAATGCGCAAGTGGGTTGCTGAAAATCTCGATTCAGATCCAACTGCAATCTTCAGGTCATTGTTCGATAACATGATAGAATTCGTTCAGCCGCAGTCAGTTCCAGAGCTAGTTGTGCTGCTTGGTGAGTATCAATACAAGTCTGCTTTCGTTGCTGATCAAGAGATCAATCTAGTTGCTTTCTTGACTGAAGTAATGGCATCTTGCGAATTCAAGTGATTTTAGGAGAAATATTGATATGATTTCATTAGATCAGAAAAAAGTAATGATGGGCAATCTCGGTGAGCGCATTGTTTCCGATGTGCTTCGTGAACAAGGATATGATGTTCAATTGTCATACGATCCATTCGACAACAAAAAAGATTTCACTGTAAATGGCGCTTCAGTAGAAGTAAAGACACAAGTTCCATTTTATTCAAGAAATTCATTCTCTGTGAATATAACTCAGCGAAAAAAATTAAGCACTGTCGATTTTATCGTGTTCATTGCTGTACCGTCACAAGCGTTGACTAAAGTGACAAAAACGAATTATGACGGTAAAATTTATGCAGCTAAATCAAGTGAATTGCTGGTAAAAAACTACACTACTCGCGACGGCCGACAAATGATCTTAATTCCGATTAATCAAGAGGCAATGCTGCATTGCCATACTATTACTGATATCAATACGTTAAATCATCTAAGAAATTTAACTTCCAGTAAGGCATGACTCCGTTCGATCACATCAAAGCGATTACTGAGACTAAGACAAACACAGTCTTAGGAACAGACAACGATGAATTGGCTCAAAAGTCTTATGAGCCGTTCGTCGTCAATCGCGGCCTCTCACTCTTCATTGATACTATTCTTCATGCGAACGAGATGAATCGTTTGAATCATCTCGACAAAGTTCCTCAATTCTCTTATTTGCTAAATAGCATCAGACCTAGAAAGCGATATGCAAAATGGGTGAAGAAGTCGTCAATGGACAAAGAAAAACTCATTGCGACATGCTACAACGTAAGTCTCAGCAAAGCAAAAGAGTATGCGAAGATACTAACTTCTGACCAAGTTGAGACTATGGCACAACTATTACAAAAAAATGAAGTGAGTATCAAGGAGAAATCAAATGGAAGTAAGCATTGAAAGCCTATTGGAGGTCAGACTAAAACAAGAAGATGATTTTCTAAAAGTTAGAGAGACACTAACTCGCATCGGTGTAGCATCACGCAAAGAGAAAAAACTCTATCAGTCTTGCCACATTCTTCATAAGCGAGGCAAGTATTATATCGTCCACTTCAAAGAGTTGTTCGCACTTGACGGAAAGCCAACAGACTTTGACGACAGCGACAAGGGACGAAGAAACTCAATCGCTAATCTATTAGCAGAGTGGGGACTGATTGAGATTGTCGTGCCAGCTCAAGTGATTGAGCCAAAAGCGCCGATGTCTCAGATTAAGATCATTTCGTATTCTGACAAAAACAACTGGGAACTAATCACCAAATACAATATTGGTGTAAAGAAGAAACGAGATTGATACTTGACATCGTGATAGAAATTTGATACAATTTTGATCGAGACAAGTTCTCAAGCACATATTATTTTTAACTGAAAGGACTATAAACATGGCATTCGTAACATCATCAAAGACTCAAAAAGAAATTCTTCTATCGTATCTTCGAGGAACATCGCGTGTTCTGAGTGCATCTCAAGCACTTTCTATGTTTGGAGTTAAAAATCTTAGCGCAAGAATGAGCGAACTACGCCGATCTGGATATACTGTTCGCTTATCAAAAAATAAGAGCGGAAAAACTACATATTCCATTTTTGATCAAGCAGACGTCAAAAAGTAATATAAATACACATATCTCACTCGGGATGGGAACGTAAGATTAGCCGGCACAACGATATGGTGCCCCTGTACTTCGGTAAGCAGGACTAATTCATCCCCTACCTTGGGAACGTTTGTCGCTACGATAAAAGGCGTCAACTGGCGGCTGCTGCCAGGATTGTATTCAACGCCAAGGATATGATCAAGTGAGCACCTTACGCCTTTTGGGTAAGGAATCAACATCACTCGCTTAATAAAGGAGAAACTATTATGACACATCTATCTGTATTCGGTCCAGGATTCAAGGAATTTGACAAGTATTTTGTCGGCTTTGAGGACCAATTCAATCGCCTATCTAAGATGCATGACGATCTAACGAAGGGCATTCCTAACTATCCTCCATACAATATCAAGAAGACTGGCGAAAACACATACGCCATCGAGCTTGCTGTTGCTGGCTTTGGTAAGCAGGACATCGAGATTGAACTAGAAGATGGCAAGCTAGTCGTGAAGGGTTCAACATCAGACAACACTGACGAGAACTATCTATTCAAAGGCATCGCAAA